GAGAAAATCAGCTTTTATTAAGTTCTTGCGCCACGGTGCAGGCGAACAAGGTAACGCAAGTTATACACCAGAAGAGCGCCGCGCATTATCAAGTTCATCTGATAGTGATGGTGGTTTCTTAGTACCTGCAACCTTTGAGAATGATGTTATTACTCAAGCGTATAACGATGCTGAAATGCGTGCGATTTGTAATGTAGCCCCAACAAGCCGCGACACGGTACATTTAGCATCACTATCTAAAGCAGTAGTCGCATGGGGAACTAAAAACCTAGCTATTTCACCGCAAGATTTACAAGCAGGCGGCGAACGCATTGAGATTTTCGACCTTAAAGCCTTAACGCTAATTGCTAACAATACGCTAGATGATTCAGTTGCTAATGTATGGGCCGAATTAACAGCGATGTTCTCAATGGCAATTGCAGAGGCAGAAGATGATGCTTTCGCAATTGGTGCAGGAAATAACTCGCCTCAAGGTATTTTAGCTGATTCAAGAGTACAAGCTAATTACACGGCGACCGGTGTTGCGGGTGGATTATTTGATGGCTCTAACAACGGTATCGATGCACTAATTTCAATGCACGCGGCACTTAAAAAGACTTATCGCAGAAACTCAACATGGGGAATGAACTCATTAACTGAGGGCGCAGTTCGCAAACTTAAAGACACAAATGGTCAATATTTATGGCAACCGCCTGTTCAAGCGGGTGCGGCTCCAACATTGTTAGGCCGTCCAGTGGTTAATCCAGAAGGAATTGCAGATGTAGCGGCAAATTCTTTCCCGATTGTATTGGGTGATTTCCGCAAGGGTTACAAAATCCGCGACCGTGCAGGCGTAACAGTTCAAAGATTATCGGAAAAATACGCTGAATATGACCAGACCGGATTTTTAATTAAAAAACGTGTTGGTGGTCAGGTTGTATTACCGGAAGCGTTCAGAGTGCTAAAAGTAGCGACTTCTTAATCATAATCTTTATTGTGCGGGGCTGTAACGGCCTCGCATAACTTCAAAATATTGAGGAAAAAACATGCAAAACGATATTAAAAGCAATTACGCATTAAATGAGTCATTGGCGGCGGCTTCCGTTGCACCTAGTACAGTAAACGGTGCAAGTGTTGACCATGCAAATGGTTCAGGCGTTTCATTTCTAGTTTCAGTGGGTACGGTTGGCGCATCAGCAACGATTGATGCAAAAACGCAGTATTCAGATGACAACTCGATTTGGACAGATTATCCAGCGGCGGATGAAGCCGGTAATGATGATGCGATTGTACAAATTACAGTGGCAGGAAGCGAACAATTAAACGTACCTAATCCACGTGGTCGTTATAGCCGTGTAGTGGTAACGGTTGGAACGGCGGCAAGTGTTGTCGGCGTAACAAGTGTTCTTGGGCCATTACGCCACATAGCCGCATAAGATTATGAAAATAATTAAGGTGGTTATGAGTGAAACCGTAAAAGGTTCGCCGGATGGCTTAAAGGTTCGCGAGTACGAGCAGGGCAAAGAATACGATTTACCTGAATCGCTTGCGACTGTTTTTGTTAGTGAAATGGATGTTGCCGAGGTTGTAAAAGAACCGGAAGCTGAATTATCCGAAGCAGAAAAAGCGGAAGCCAAAGCAGAAGCCAAAGCAGAAGCGGAAGCCAAAGCAGAAGCAGAAGCCAAAAAAGCACCAGCAAAAACAGCGGCTAAAAAGTAACAAAATCCCCCGTTATTAATTAGCGGGGAGTTTTTTAAAAGATAAAAATTATGGCAAAAGAATTAGCAGATTTCAGGCAGGGTGATACTAAAACCATAAAGATTGATTATGGGACCGGTGTAAATATTACCGGCTATAAATTCTGGTTCACATTAAAAACAGAATTTGCAGATATAACGCCGGTTGCTCAAGTAGTAACAACCGCAGGCGATCACCCGCTTGATGATGTGGCGAATGGGGTTGCTTATATTGAGCTGGGTTCTGATGTAAGTAAGCTAATTCCATCGGGTGCTTATTATTGGGATATACAGCGTTCAATTCCAGATACACCTCCAAAAGTTAGCACACTTTTACCAACAATAAAAAACGCTAAGGACAAAATTTTAGTAGTCGATGGCGTTACTTTGGCGGATAGCTAGAAATGGCTGATAGCGTAACAATTACAGCGGGAAACGATGTTGTAAATGTAACTGACCCAACCACAAGCGTGCCGGTCACGGTAACTGAGGAAACAATCTCAATCGGCTCGGAAGTCGGGCAATTAAACATTGCACAGGTGCAAGATGTTGTTTCAGCAACCGACACAGGTAGTCAGGTTTCGATAACTGAACAAATAGAAATTATTCAGCCCAATGTTGCAGAAGTGCAAATTCAAGTCGTAGAGGATAAAGAAATGCCTTATGCAAAGCGCACAGATATAGTTTCGGATTTATTAATCTATAAAGCTGATGCGGCTGTTGGGGCAAATGAAAGCGCCGCTGTTTGGAGAATAAAGCGATTAACAATAGGTTCCGATGGCGATGTGACGGAAGAATGGGCGAACGGTAGCGCCTCATTTAATGCGGTTTGGAACGACCGTGCATCACTCATTTACTCTTAACAAAATAAAACATAAATTTATGACACCTGAACATCATTCAGCAGGGATAGCGAGCGCAATAACAACAAGCGCGACATATATAACGTCAGGAACTTTGATGGCGGGTGATTACATGAATTATTTAGATGACCATGCGGGCGCTTTTGGCGTGATATTGGGGTTAATAACTTTTTTATCCAATCTATTAATTCAGGTGTTAAACAGAAGAACATTAATAAAAAGACAATTAGATTCACTTAAAAAACCAGATTCGGAATAAAAATAAATGCCTGCAACAGTCACGCCAAACTTAACAGCACTAGACCCTAACTTAGCCGATAGTGCGACCGGTTGGGTGGGTTCTTCGGGCGGCCTTGATTCTCAGGTTTTTAAACAAGGTTCTGGCTCATGGACTTATCAAACGCCTAAAAATGGAGTTGGTGATGGAAACTTTACACCAGCGGCGGCGGTTGATATGTCGGCGGCTGGAGTGCATTTATATTGGATTATGCGTTGCGATGTTATGCCGTTTTGCGAGCCAAAAAGAACAGGCACGGCGGCAACTTCGGGATTAATGCTAAAGGTTGAAAGTGCGGGCGGTTCAAAGACTTGGCATATTGCTGGTTCTGATACTTGGGAAGGAAATTTTAAATCATTTGTTGCTGATTTATCTAACGCCTCAGAAATTTACGCAACCACGGGGACGCTAGATTTATCGGCTGTTACGAAAGTAAGCTGGCTAACTGATAACAGTAATTCAGGGACAATCAGAATTATTGATAATACTTGGCTGGATGCGCCACGATTCGGAACTGGATTAACGGCTTACGGCTCAGATTTTAGTTATGCTGATATTGAAGCAATAGACCAAGCAACCGCAAATAAATACGGCGTGATTGAATTGGTTGAGGGTAATTTAATTGTTCGCGGAACGATTACTATTGATGATAACGGCGCAACAACAACATTCAATTCCACCGGCGAGGATATTACTTTTGCCGATTTGCCAGTGGGTGCGGATTTATACAAATTAGATTTCACCGGCTCAGGAACAACGGCTGTTATTGATACCTTAGCGGCCAAGTCTTTTGGCACTAAAGCGAATACACGATTTGATTTTGATGCAAGCGGAACGGTCGGCTCATTTACATTAAGCGGTTCATCTTTTAATAGAGCATCCATTTCTAAATACAAAGCCGGCCAAAGCATAACCAGCACAAAATTTAATAACTGTTTGCAAGTACAGCCAAGCACGGCAACATTCTCAGGAAATACCATTGCGAACACGGCTGATACAGCGGGCGGTTTATTGTGGGCTGATTCTAATAATATTTCAGCAACATTATTCACAAGTAATACAACGGGGGCGGCAATAGAGCATTCATTGTCCACTGGTTCGCCTTACGATTATTCAGATTTAATATTTTCAGGCAATACGTTTGATGCAAACAATACCAGCGGCGCATCAATAATCGTTAATAACACGGGAACATCGGATGCCTCAAGCTACACGGGAACGCTAATTACATTCCTTTCAGCGGCTACTTTATCAATGACCGTTAAAGATGAAGCGGGCGGTGTAATTGTGGGGGCGTATGCCTATATTGATGATGACAATATCGACCCATTTATTATGAATACAATCACGAACGCATCAGGAATTGCATCGGTGGGCCATACCGCCGGGGCTATTACGGGCGCTCGATGGAGAATAAGAAAATATGGGTTTAGACCCTATACGGCGCTTGTCGATATACCCGCAAGCGGCGTGAAAGATATACCTGTAACTTTAATTTTAGACCCTCAGCAAACTTAGGAAAATATCATGGCTTTTAATTCAGCTCATTGGACAATTAATTATGTTACTAAAACAGTAACTAATAATGATTCTGGAACGGGAACAAATGTTCCAGCAGTTACAGGCGACCAAGTTTATGTCGGTACATGCCTTGCATTTTTTCAGTGGCTTGCGACAGAGTTTGCGGCATCTGCGCAAATGGATGATAGTTACCCAATCGTATCAGATACGCCGACAGTATATAAATGGCAAAACGGTTGGGCTTTTGGTCATGCAGATGATACAAAATATTTATCAGGTGGTGATTTTACCTCGTCTGATGGTTTAGACCAGTGGAACTCAGTTTTCACGATTGGTGCGCCAACAGCAGGAACTCAAATTTATTTGATTCAAAACGATTTAGAAGTGACGCCTTGGTGGGACACTGACAATATTGATATTTTGGTAAAAGTAAAAGCGGCGGGAGCATGGATTCAATCAGTTGATAAAGCTGGTACATTGGCGAACGGTGGGATTTGGCTTTATACCAGAAAATTCGGCGATAAATTTAATCATGGCTTTGTTGATTTATCGAATGGGCGTGCGCCTATCGGTTTAGATACTTCAATCGATGCAGATAATCAAACGGCATCCGGTACGGTTGCGACTTATAGTGATATTACAACCACATTTGGCGTTATTTCACGCGATTTAAACAACGGCAACGGCGCAACAAATTACGATGTTGAAGTAAATTGTGCAGGCCGCCCAATGACCGAAGTTTACGAGTGGTTAAAGTATATCTGTCGATATGGTGAAACAACGATTCAGCTAAATGGCGATGATGGCCAAGAGTATAGAAGCGCTATTGAGGGAACTTATACCGAAGTAAAAGACGCGCCATTTGGTACGATTGCTGGGGGTACTGTTTACGGTGCGCAGGGCGTTTGGTTTACCAATTACGCGGCGGCCGATTTTGTGTTAATTAATGCGGCTGGTGTAACACAATCACCGCCGAACTATCAAAAAGTGAACTCTAATCATCCTTCATTAGTTGGGTGTAATGTTTTAGTCGCTGAAAGCTTGGCGGGCGTGGTAATTAAAGACCAATATACAATTGCTTCTGTCACAGTGAATACAATTGTTGCAACGCTTTCGATTGATAACAATAAAACACCGCAAACAGGTTACGCAAAAATTGGTGACACGAAATACGCTTACACAGGTTATACAGGCTCAACATTAACCGGCGTTACACCAGACCCAACCGGCGAAACAGGCGATTTTTATATTCCGTTGCTTGATGTACTGGCTGATACCACAACCGAGCTATCAGATAATGTAATTCAATCCGGCGATATTACTGTTTTAACTTCGGTTAGAAAATACGGCTTTAAGCCTTACGATGTTGAAACCACGTTCGGCGTAACAGGTTTGACATTTACGCCAATTTTAGCGAACGACCCTCAAGCATCATAATGAATAATTCGGAGGTAGTAGAAATGCTTATCACCCTTTTAGGATTACCAGAAGGACAGCAATGGGTTTCTTTGGAAGCCTTGCGCCAACAAGCCGAGAAAGTCGATGGCAGTACGGGGTGATTTAACGGTTGAATGGGATTTGTCTCCGCGAGTGATTACGGTGGCTTCCCCTTCGACTGAAATATCTGTTCAAGATTTGCATGATTCGTGCAGGTTTCTTGAGGCTGAGCCGGTTGCAATGGATGATAAATCATTAATTGATTCGTCGGGCTTTGAAAACTTAGGCGGCGGAACAAAAGTGGGGATTACTGCAACTTTACAAAATGCGCTCGTCGCTTTTGAGGCGAGGTTGGGGCCAACTTATGAGCAATGTTCTGTTTCAGGTGGAAACTTAGTGGCAATTAACGAGAGTGGCGTAACTTTTAAAACGCCAATTTCACCTACGGCATTCACTCAAGTAGTAACCACTGCGTCATCATCGGCAACACAATCAGATCAAGAAGCTTTGCAGTACGCATCGTTTCAAAATGGCGTATGGATTGATGAAAATTCAGAAAATGCAGGGACGGACTTTCCTAATGGTTCGCGTGAATATCCAGTAAACAACGGTTCAGATGCGATTTTAATTGCTAATAGTCGCGGCTTTGACAAGTTGTTTATCTTGGGTAACTACACTTTTACAACCGGTCACAACATTAACGGATTTTCAATTGAAGGTCAGAACGCGGCTAAGTCAAATGTAACGATTGAGGATGGTGCGGACGCGATGCTTTTAGAGTTGTTTGAAGCACATGTTACTGGTGTACTAGACGGCGGCTCTACTCTGAGAGAGTGTTTGGTTGACAATCTAAATTATGTAAATGGCTTTATCCATCAGTGCATATTAAATCCAGGAACAATCGTTTTGGGCGGAAATAATACCGCATTTATTATGGATAGTTTCTCAGGTGTGGCGGGTGTTTCAACGCCTATTATCGATATGGGCGGAAGTGGACAAGGGCTGGCTATGCGGAACTATAGTGGCGGAATACACCTAAAAAATAAGACCGGTTCAGATAGTGTTTCTATTGATTTATTGGCTGGACAAGTAATTTTAGATTCAACGGTAACAGGCGGAACTATTGTGGTGCGCGGCAATGGAAAAATTATTGATACATCTGGGAATCATATTATGACCGGATTATGGAATGGTGGCGTTAATGTTTTCAATGAAACCCCAAGCGTTCTGCATCAGCATACGCTAGAAATGATTGGGAAAGCCGTCTGGGATTACTCAAAAGCATCGGCAAATATAGCGGGCTCAATGGGTGAATTTGTTTCTAAAAAGCTACTCACTTTTATTAATTTTATAGGGCTTAAATAATGGAATTAGTTAGTTTTGATGATTTAAACGCGATTTTAGAGTTAGGCAAAGAGGAATCAACTTATACAGACTTAGAGGTGATTAAAAACTCAGTGAAAGCCATGTTTGAGGATTATACAAGCAGGGTTTTCGATGAAGATAAATACACTGAAAATTTTTACCCTCAAGGCATGGAAACCAAAATGATTCCGCTTGATGCTACCCCTGTGAAAAGCGTTTCTAGCGTGCTTATTAATGGAGCAGCTACAACAGCCTATAAAATCACGAATTACGGCTTAGAGCTTAGTTCTAAGGTGAGTGATGTGGATATTGTGGTGACTTATACCGGCGGCATTGAAACAGCACCCAAGGGAATGAATCGGGCGGCTTTATTACAAACGATTTACGAGTATCAAAACAAGCATTCTATCGGGCTAGAAATTGTTAGCGGCGATGGTGGCACAGTAACGAAACCGGAATTAGGGATGCTTAAAGAAGTAAAAACGCTTCTTAAATCAGAAATACACCCATTTCCGAGGTTTTAATCATGGCGCAAAATGTTGAAGTTATCGGGATGGATGAAGTAAATCAAATGCTGAACAGAATACCGTTCTGGGAATTTGAGGCCACAAAAAAAGCCATTGCAAAAGCTACGCTAGAAGTTCAAACGCGGGTGAAAAGCAATTTTAATTCAGGTGGTCTAAACAGCCGCACGGGGCGCTTGCGTAGAAGCATACAAACCAGCATGACCGGTTCAGCAATGAGCACAATATCAGGCCGCGTTTATTCGGATATGGTTTACGCACCGATACAGGAAAAGGGCGGAACAATTAAAGCCAAGGACAAGTATTTGCGTGTTCCTGGCGGGCCATATTTAAACATTCCATTATCGTCTAACAAAACAGCGGCGGGCGTTATGCGTATGGGAGCGCGTGAGGTGTTCGCTGGGGGTGGCTTTATTATCAAAAGTAAAAAAGGAAATTACTTGGTTATGAGTGGCGCAGGGCAACCCATGTTCGTACTAAAAAAGCAGGTCACTATTCCAGCACGCTTAGGCATGATGAAAGCAAGTGAGGATTCAATCCCGACCTTATTGTCTGAATTAAGCCGCGTATTATTTGAGGATGCGAACTAATGGATGCACAGATAACAATTTTAGATGAAATAAAAGCCCGATTAAACAATATTTCAATAGCCAACGGGTACAGGTTCGATATTGAACCGACCGCTATACACAGAGCAAGGCTTGAACCATTTAAAAATGGGGATTTGCCTGTTATTAATTATTGGCATACAGACGATGAACAAGAAAGCAAATTAGGCGGAAAGGAGGCGCGGTTACTTCCACTAACACTAGAAATATTTGATACAACGAGGGATGAACCTTTCACTGACTTGTCCGTTAAGCGCGGAAATGATGTGGTCACTGCATTATTTAGAGCGACCACAGCGCCAGCAGTAACAGACCCGATTTCTTATGGGTTGGGTGGCTTAGTTGAACAGGTAGATATTAATTCCATCACGCCCATGATTAGCGAGGGACAAAAGCCTTGGTTCGGGGCGTTGTTGAGCATCACCATAAAATACAATATAACAACAGGAAACTTCTCGGTAATAGAGAATTATTAATTATGAGCAAAAGCACAATAATTTTAAATGAATCATTAATTAGGCTTTTTAAAGGCGTGATTACAGCGTGGGAAAAATGGCTAATTGAAGCCAAGAAATAAATAAATATAAAATAATTTTTTAAACAACAAGCACGCAAAACAGCCACGCTTCACGCCTCGCTGGATATAAGCAACCTTGAATAAATCTAAGGTGAACTTATGTCAAATGAAAACAGCAAACTAGAATACGAATCAGGCGTTACGCCTACAGCAATGTCGGTGCTAACTGATAGCGGCGATAGAACTATTTTTAACTCTGGTGCTTCGTTATTTAGCGAATCAACCGGAAACGCACCAATCGTAAAGCCGGACGGCGTATTAACGGGCGGCGTAGTATCAGCGGCGGTTTCAGCATCAGATGATGTTGTTGATGTAGCGGCGCTTTCTTGCAATTTAGCAGGCGTGGAAACTGCGGTTGGTTCGGGTGTTGATACAGCGATTGCAAGAGCTGCAACTGATGTTGCTAGTGTTAGTTCAGTGACTATTACCAGCGCCGGTGCAATTGCAATCGTAAAAGGTACTGATAGCGCAGATACAACCATTGTCGAAACTCGCGGCGCTGCGGGTGGCCCTCCATTCATTCCAGTAGGAAGCATTGAAATTGCGCAAGTTCGCACAACGACAAATGCCGCCGGTGTTATTTTAGCGGGTGAAATTTTTCAAACAATCGGCACGCATTTAGAAAAAGCTGATTTTCCGACTTTTGAAGTGGATAACTTTAGCGGAAAAATCACGTTTAATTCTGTATTACCTGATAGCCATACCGCCAATGTTTCTAAGGGTGTTTTCGCTTCTTATGCAGAGCCGGTTTTTACTGAACAGAACTTCGCGAATGATTTTGTTCCAGCAGAAACATCGCACAGTGTTAGTTCTGAACAAGTTTACGGCGCAACCGTTGGAACAAGCTCTTCATCATTGGGTCAAGGCTCATTCACTGCGATTCTAAAAGATGGAATTACGGATAATCTTGTACAGCGTAAAAATGAGAATTTATTTTTCCGTTATTACCAAGATAAATACAAAGCGCCGCATATCTTAACGCAGGGAAAATTGGGTATTGGTAGAACTTTCGGGGCCGCTGATTCGCCTAAAGTTTCATGCACAATTTCATCAAATTCTGAATCTTCGGATAGAGCGTCCTAATGGGGGGCTTTAATCAAAAGGCATTCTTAAAAGCGGAATATCAGCAACGTATCTCTGATGTTCCCGTTCCAGCACTGGCTTATTTCTTTGCAGAAGGAGAAGAGCCAGTTTGGAAAGTAAGAGGCCAAACAGCGAACGAGCTTGCGCAAGCAGTCGAAGCATCAACTAAAAACCAAAATATCAGTAAAGTGATTGAGGCAATTGGTAGCAGTAAAGCGCAAGTAAACGACCTAAAAGAAGCAATCGGCATTTCAGATGATACGCCTCAAGATATTATTAAGCGCTTAGAGCAAATAGTGGCTTGTACGATTTCAGATGAAAAACTTGAACTTCCAGTGGCTATAAAACTGGCTGAAAAGCATCCAATCGAGTTCTTTATTATCACAAATAAAATTGTGGAATTAACGGGCATGGGTATGGATATAAAAAAGCCCAATACCTCTGGGAAAGCCAAGAAATAAGGAGCGTTATGGTTTTGCTTGATATGAGGAATCAATTCTTGTTTCAAGTAAGACCGTCATTATTTCCGGAGGGAGAGCTGACAGGCACGGAATCATTGCTTTGGGAGCTTTATTATAAAGATAAAAACGAAAGGCAAAGCTGATGGCAGACCTACAGAAAACAATTGAAATAATTTTTGGCGCTAAAGATGATGGAGTGGCTTCGGTTGCTGGTGCAATAGCTGGTGAATTAGGGAAAATAGATGGTGTCGTTCAGGGTATAGCCGACCCGTTTGCTGATTTTACTAAAAGCCTATTGAAAGCAGAAGCAGGCGTTGCTTTATTAGCGGCGGCGGCGATTGGTTTTGCTACTAATGAAGCAGGGCAATTAAAAAGCTCAGTGACAGAAATTGGTACGCTGTTTAATGCTCAACCCGAACAAGTTGAGGTGATGCGCCAAGCAATTCTTAATTATGGTCGTGATTCGTTTTTTGCTTTTGAAGATATAACCCAAGCCACCTACAGCATGATTTCTGCCACAGGTGATGCAGAGGGTGCGGTTGATGCGCTGGCAATTGCTGAACAGGCGGCGGTGGTTGGCTCAACTGGACTTAATACGGCGGTAAACGCGCTAACAACAGTTACCAATGCTTACGGCCTTGAATTAACTAGCTCTAATGATGTTCTTGGCGCTTTTATTATCGCAGTGCAAAACGGGAAAACAACACTGCCAGAATTAGAGGCCAGCATTGGTCGAGTCGCAGCAACGGCGGCGGGCTCTAATGTTCCCTTTGATGATTTATTAGCGGCGGTTGCTGGATTAACGGCTGGGGGTATAAATACCGCCGAATCCATGACTGGATTAAGTGCAATATTAAAAGAATTGGCCAGCCCTACGGATGAATTAGGGGCGGCCTTGGGTGGCGTTTCGCTGGAGTCTGATGGATTAAAAGGAGTAATGGATAAGCTTAAAGAATCCACTGGCGGAAACTTTACGGCGATGAATTCATTGTTCGGTAGTATTGAAGCGACTAAGACCGCTATGGTTTTAGGGAATGATGCGGCGGGTGTTTTTGATAAAACGCTCGAGCAAATGGGTGGAAAAACAGAGGTTTTATCGCAGAATTTCGAGCTAATGGCTGGAAATGCTGATTTAGCCATGCAAAACCTAGTAAACAATATTAAAGGAACATTGGTTAATATTGGAACGCCTTTGCTTGATGAATTTGGCTCTTCGGCTGGCGCACTTGCTGATATTTTCAAAACACTAGGAATTGAAGTTGAAAGCGGCGCACTAAAACCGCTAGAAGATGCGCTGGAAAGTTTTGCAGGCAATGCGAGCGACTTATTGCAAGGCATAGCCACTGCGCTACCTGATGCGCTGGGGCAAGTTGATTTTAGTAGCATCATTGCATCATTTGAGGATTTGGGCGGCGTTTTTGATGATGTTTTTGGTCAGATTTTTGGTGAAGATTTAGATTTAACAAAGCCGGAAGATTTAGCGAACGCACTACAAACCGCCGTAAATATAGCAGAATCATTCGTTAATATAACGGGTGAAATTATACAAGAATTTAGCCCTATTTTTGAGGCGCTAGGTGAAGCTGGAAAGCAGATGGGGGACACCTCAACAGAAACCGATGCGGCGATTGGTAAATTTCTTGGGGCCATGACTCTACTGAGTGAGTTCGGAACAGCTATGGGCGCACTTGCTATTGTTGTTAATGAAACGGGTACAGATGTTGATCGCGTATTTGACTTGCTGGGTGGTTCAGCAAAAACAGCAGTTAATGTTATTCAAGCCGCTTTTGATTTGATTGTTGCTACTGTTGCCGGTTCTGGTGCCGTTATTGCTACAGCTTTCGAGAAGCTAACGCCTGATATTATTGGCGACCCGTGGGGAGGTATTGCCGAAGATTTAAGAGAGCTTGAAGATGCGGCGGGGCAAAATTTCGCCAGAAATATGAGCGAGGCAGGGGATGGAATAAAGCAAGTTAGCGATGCATTTACAACTATCGAAGAGCCTGCAAAAAAAGCATCAAGCGGCATAGTTATAGCCAAAGAAAAAACTGTTGAACTAGCAACCTCACTTAGTGATTTCGGGTTAGTTTTAGACCCTGTTACGGGCGGGCTGATTAAGATTGGTGAAAGTTCAAAGGATGCGGCTGGCGGCATTGATATATTAAATGCTAGTGCGGCTGAAATGTCGAACATAAAAACACCCGAATTAAGCGCAAGTGAATTGCGTGATGAATTTAATGAGGCCGCTATTGCGGTACGCATATTCACAGATGAAACCTATAAATTCCCTGATTCATCTGTAAAAGCAGGCGCGGCTATAAAAAGTCTGAGCAATTCAACAAGTGAACTATCAAAATCCCAACAGCAAGCCATTCAAAACACGCTCGCTATGGAAACAACCTTGCTTGAATTGGCGAGTAACGAAAAGATTTCTGCCATGAAGTTTACGGCTGATATTGAGGTTGCAAAGATTGAAGGGCAAGCAAAGCAAGTTGCAGCCGCATTTGAATCTATCGGCGTGTCTGTTACCGCAACATCTGAGGCTGTTGCTAGTCTTTGGGACACCTACGCAGAAAAAGCAACGCAATCAGGAAGTGATGAAATTGAAGCAGCTGCATTAAGGCAAGAATCAAGAGAACAACAGGCACTAAATAATCAAGAGCGGTTAATTAATCAGCAAATATCCTACATGCAAGCCCAAGTCGATGCGCTGTATAAAGAGTCGGTAGTGAGGATTGAATCTAGTGGTTTAGAAAAAGATATTGAAGCTTTCATGTTTGAAATCTTAAAGCGAATACAGCTTAAAGTTTCTGGCGATAGGTCGGCATTTTTACTGGGGTTAGGTTAATGATAGGGATTAGTACAAAACTGTTTGACCTTGATGGCGTTGATGTTTTTTTTGATAAAGACATTAAGGACTTAAGTAATAAAGTTGATAGGCGCGTTTCAACTACTGCAACACTGGACGGCGGCTCTTATGTTTCAGACCAAGGCTATTCTGATTCGGACAAGCAATTAAATTTTAAAATATTAAATATTTCAAAGGTTAGATATGAAAACTTAGTGCGTATAGCAAAGCTTCATTCCCGCGTTTATGTGTGCATGAGTGAGGGGGCTTTTGAATGCGTTATAAAGCAAATTTATATTTCTAATGCAGAAGTAAGTATTAATATCATTGTTGTGGGGGTGGCTTAATGCCTGCAAAAGATATTGATGTTTTTTTATCAGGCGGTTCAGCAAATACAAACCCGAACGTGAGCTTGGGAGGAGTTATTTCATCGACAAAATTAATGGGGCAAGTTCCTGTTTATGAGGCGGCATCAATAGCAGGGATAACACTAATTGATTCGGTTAGCTTAACCAGGGCAAATTTAGAGTTCCTTTTTGCTACAAAATTATTAAGCATTCGGCTGGTGGGTGATGGTTCGCCGGTGGTACAAATTGATGTGTCAGTAGATGGGGATTATGTACTGCCAACCCCAGACGGAAACGCAGAATTAACAGTGAGTATAGTGAACGCTTCATTACCAGCGGTTGATTCATTAGTGGTTGTAGATGCTACAAACATAATGCATAACCTATTCGATGCGGTAAGCTCTGCTGAATCGCAAGTTGGAAATATAAATTATAGGCACTTATACATAAAAAACCTTTCAGGCAGCGAGCGAGCGCTAAAAGTTATCGTAAACAAACAATTTAATGGCCTAGATTATATTGAAATTGGTTTTTTCAGCGTGACATCAGGAAATATTGACGAGTTATTAAGCAATGAGCTATCAGCGCCGGCTAATGTTGAATTTTCAGCACCAAGTAATTCAGATAATGCTATTTTATTGACCGTTTTGCCAGCCGGATTAATAGGTATGTACCTAAAAAGAACAGTGCTGGCCTTAACTGATATAAGTACGCCAGAAGATACCGCAGCACTAGAAATTATCGAGTTCAGCTAATGCTATTATCATTCACGCACAGCACAACAGGTATATCGGGCGCAATATCAGAAGTGACGGCAATTAGTGCGGTGGCGAAAATTTACAGCCCAACTCAGTTATTTGAAGAGCTAGAGTTAAAAATAAGTGCATTGACTGTTGTAAGTCGCGAAGCAGGGGTGGATGGTTATATTTCGCTAACAATTCCAACTTCAAGACTCGATATTGAAGAGATTACGACACGCATTGAAGGGAATGTTTTACTCACAATTAATAATATTAATTTGCTGGGGGATGCGTATGCAATTCAAAGTTTCGATTATGCAATAGATGATTTTCGCTACGATTTAGGGGCGGCAAACGCAACTTATACAATCATTCTTAGAGGCGATTTCAGTACGCCACCTAAGCAAGCTATAACGCTAATAAATTTCAGTAGTAAAAAGAAATTAACCGATCAAAATGCGGCGGTTCAGCGCTATATCTACATGGTAAATCCTAATAATTACAGATTTTATAGCGTGGGCGCAGCATTCACTGAGGGCAATATTTCAGGCGTTGTAACCGAAACAACTATTTCGACAAATGGAAAATCAAATAATTTAACGCTAGAAGTAGAGGTTGGATAATGGCTTTTAAAATATCAGAAGAGACTAGAAACGCACAAATAGACGGCATTATGTCGGTTATTGGCGCGGGAACTCTTGAGATAAGAACTGGGACGCAGCCTGCGAACACGAGCAGTGTTGCAACGGGAACACTATTGGCAACAATGACCATCCAGAATCCGGCGGCGGTTGCGGCGGTTAGTGGCTCTGGAGTATTAACACTTCCCGTATCAGCAACAGCGGTTGCAGCCGGAACAATGGGATGGGGAAGGCTAAAACGGTCTAATGGTACAGCAATGATTGACGGGACGGTTACTTTAAGTGGTGGCGGTGGCGATATTATTACTTCGGTAATATCGACTAATGTTGATGATATTGTGCAGATAATATCATTTCAATTAACTGCACCAGCGCTGTAGAAAATGGCTGCATTATCTCCATTACCAGTAACCCATATCGCACGAACTGAGGTTGTTGCGGTTGGTGATTTTTTTGCCTATGTTGGCAGTGATGGCGGGCTATATACAAGAATAGGTAATCTAGGCTCGTTTTCATTATTGGTTGATTTAGTGCCATCAACAGCGATTTATGTTCCTTCTCAATCAGCAAGAACAATAAATAATGTTGTAATTACAACCTCGGGACTAATTCTTTGTACTTACGTTATAGGAACCACTGGGGCATACGGGAATGAATATCGCCTAGTTAATACATCGGGAACAATAGTTGCCAGTGGCACATTGCAAAGCACAACAAGCACATTTAATGTTGCTGGTTATGCCGCGATTTTAAGACCTACTTATGATTATTCGGGACTTATATTTAGGTTTTTAAATGTTACTCAGGTTAGTAGCATGGGTAAAACCTTGCAAAGTTTGCGCTCGTCCACGTTAAGCAGCACGGGAACTTATACTGATGTTTTAGAAATAAAAAATGTTGATACATCAGTAACGACTATAAGTTATAGCCATTGCTTATGGAGCAGGGATGGCTTAACAATATCAATTCTTGAGGGTGCTAATACTTATACTTCGTACAACGTAACGACAGCCGCAGGGCTAACCGCACAGAGCACATTGGGTGCAATTGATAGTCGCGTGTATAAAACGGGTTTTGGCTCGTCTGACTCAATATACATGCTAAAAACGGCATACACTGAAAACTATGAAGTACAGCTTATAGCCACCGATGTCGTTTCAGGAAGCTGGGTCACGTACAACATAGGTTCAGCAGTGATTCCCAATGTTGATGCGGGCGCTATTGTTGCGCATGGATTGAGGCTATCAAGCGATTCATCAGAGCTATATTTTTATGTTGCGTATAAGCATACAGATACAACGTGGCATGTTGTTGTTTATACCTGTGATGCAACAGCATCGAGAACAGCGTCCCGAACATTAACACTTGCTTACGATACAGTATGGATTCCAGAGGTTGGTTTTCTTCTTAGTAGTTATGTTTACGAGGGCGGGATTACTGCAAAAGATGGAAGCGCGTTTGATATAGAAACAAATTGCTATTATCGGGGCACGGGGTTTCCAACTCAAACATATAGCTTTTCATTTACACCTGCAAATGTTGGAACGACAGATATTAATGCTGAGATTACACTTCCTGCATTAAGTATTGCTGCTACTATCCACGCCTATAAACAAGATCGCGATTTATCTGTTTTGCTAACCTTGCCCGCATTGGCTGCATCAGCGGAATTAAAGCTATGGCAAAAATTAGGCTCAAGTAGGAAGCAATTAAGTCATGAACTAACCGGCTTTGAGTTTGCAGGGGATGATATATCTTATTCGGTTATAGTTAATAATAGCAAAGCAATACCCGCTATTAATTTCACAATAACAAAATTCAGTGAATTATTAGGATATATAACAACACAAGTCCGAATTTCAATTCCTATCAATTATTATTCAGAAATAAATGAGAGTATTGGGCTGGGTATAGAAATATACATGCAAATAAGCAGTATTCAGCGGCTAATAGCTAGCGCAATAGTGAGAGATATATCAGACCCGAACGGGGTTGAACGTGTTGAGATATATGCTAGTTCAGTGAGTGCGGTCACCGCATCAGCAACCACCATTTTCTCTGAAAAACAATTTTACGAAAGAAATGTAAATAATCAGAAAGCAGTAAGAATACCACCGAACAATAATATCTCTTTTAGAGATGTGCTGTTTTATGGTGAAAATAAGGCTCAGATAAAAGCGAAGCGCGTTGTTACATTTATAAGCAAGAATCAAAGCTTCACGGAGGTTACTGCAGTATGAGTATGTGTAAAGTTTTATCGCATAAAGGCGGTGGCTTGTATTCTGTAGAAGTTTTTATGGATGATAGCGGGATTGCTGAAAAAATAACAATCATTGATGCTGAAATAATAAGATTATCGGCGCAAATAGCAGAATATGCTTTAAATGTTCAGGCGGCTTATGATGATTGGAATTGGTATATTAATAGGTTAGATACGCTTATTCCATTGCTTAACTCATACCCTACTAATTCCAGCCAGTGGCAGTCAGTCTATAAGGATATAAGCGAAACAACAAGCAACGGCTTAAATGCTAGAAATATATACATAAGAACTAAGTCGCTTTATAACCAGCTAGTCTCCAGCAAAGCATCCTTAGATATAGAGAAAGCAAAATTAGCAGCTATTCCAGCGCTACAAAATAATATTTTAGATGTTTGGTGCGTTGACTTAGCAGATGGTCAAGAGTCAAGAGGTATTTATGCGGCTAATGAGGAAAGTGAGCTATGGTGCTTGAATTATGATGCGGGAAGCACGACCAGTGCAAAATATCTTTTGCCGCCAAAAAATGAAGTGATTTCATTAACACCAGCGGCACACTTTAATGTTCCAAAAGCATACCCAAGCATTGACGATGCTTGTATGACGTTTTGGAATACAGCTATGGAGCCAGGATTTGCCAAGTGGCGGCCCATAATTCGGTCGGGCGTTATTAGTTTAATAGATGACGACAACGAGGATAGAGATTGCAATGACCTTGTTGACAGTAAAGACGAGGATAAAAAAACTATACCCGTAAAAATAGCAGGAAGTAACAGCCGATTTGGATACCCTATGGCGGCAGGAGCTATAAATATGTCTGTTGATTATTTTGATGGGTATAAAGCATTTGAGGATGGTGACAAGGTAGTAGTATCCCCAATTATAACTAATGGGGTTATTGCAGGCGGCAGAATACTTGGTTTTGTTAGCAACCCTAAAGTATATAACCCTGATGAAGAGGGAATATGCCCTGATGTAAGCACATTACGATTGCTATTTTCAGATACCCTAACCGACTTAGTGCATTTGGGAGAAATTGGTAATTTGGCTGTCGATGTATATCAGACAACTATCAGTGAGGCGGTGGGAGTTTGGGCTAGTGACTCAGAGTTTGGCGGGGAAACTGGGTCGATAAGCTTTTTACCCTACGAAGGCATGGCACGAGATTTGGTAGTCCCTAGTGATTCTTATGATCTAAGCCCTTGCTTATTTAAGTATGTTCAGTTGGAGGCAGCGCACACCATTCGGTGGTCATATACAGGGCTGCTGGAATATAACGAGGAAGTTGGCGAGTACACGGTATATAGAAGAGTGGCCGGTGTTTTAATACCTTGGAGTACTTATGGGGGGAATCATAGCGCCACAGGCCCCACCATGAACTCTTGGAATTATTATTCAGATAGGGTTACAAAGTTAGTGAGCATTTGTGTGTCTACGGGGGCTTATACAGTTAATAGAGAGAGATATTATACCTATCACACCTATAACGATGGCGGGCGATTTTACTTTAATAAAGTAATCACCACAATCACACAAACCGTGGATTGTAATGGTAATTTCGTAGAGGAGACCACAGCAGAGAATATGTATGGGGATACGGGATTAACAGAAACAAGAATAAATCAGTACACGGTATATGGGTCAGAAGAATATTATTCTGAGCAGAGCACAAATATGTCCACGCCATCAGTAACAGTTGACCGCTATGAGAGCTCAGGAACTTGTTAAATATATTAACCGCCAATAAATCATTTAGGCAGATAAGACAAGAGCGGCTAGATGTATGTAATAAGTGCCCTCTATTAATAAATAAAAATACAAAAATAATGCAGTGTACAAAATGCGGCTGCTTTATACAGGGAAAGACAATGATACCAGGCGCAAAATGCCCAGAGAAAAAATGGAAGTTATAGCTCATAAGATGACTAACCCAAAGCACAGTAAGTTGCACTGGGACTTTATAGAAGAAACCTGTCGTTCATTCAATGCCACGTTAAGCGAAAAAGAATCAAAGAAGCTACCAGAGCCAAATTCAAATATCATAGCCCTGCGACACGATAAAGGGGTGATTTTAGATAGCTTGGATTTTAGCGGAATAGATACTATTTTAGTCGGCTGTGATGATTCAGGAAATGATGATTGGATGGAGCAATATCAAGCGGTAAGAATACCGACCCCAAACCAGTATTTCTTATGGTCAGGTGTAGCTCTGGGGATTGTGTTGTATGCATTTACTCAGGAATAACAGGTTTTATATCGCCCCTATAAGAAGGTGTTTTGACGTACTTAAAAATTATTATATTTGCTGTACTAGGTCTATTTTCTTTTTTATACACGGATTACTTTAGGGTAGGAATACCTGAATCTAGCCTGGTAGCATCTTTGATGCTGCTATCAGATATTGTTGGTATTTCCTAAGTTGATTGATACAATCTGCTAGGAACCGGTAGGTATCAGGGCACTATAAACAAGGAGTAACAATTCAATAATGGATAGAATACCTATTTTTAGAGAGCTGTTAAGTGCAAGTATCCTACTGGCATTAATTACATCTCTTTTATACATTTCAGGTGCATCATATATCAGTTCATACCTTACTGAATGGGGCGTTGAGCCAAGTTTAATTAAAACGAATACCCAAGAAGTGCTCATTCAGGGTGCTACCGTTTGGTTTATCGGTGGAATTAATGTGGTAATTCCTGCGCTAATGATTGGATTAGCAGTATTTTTTCCATTTTATTTAGTTCGTGAAATTTCTAAGTCACCTTTCACAAGAAAAGTTTCATTAAAAATTTATGGGGTATTTAACAGTAAAAATAATGCTAACCTTGAGCCGCCAGCGATATTTAAGTTTCTTGCAAAATGTATTGCTCAGTTCTTTCTTATCTTAATATCGTTGTTGTTATTTTTATTGTTTTTCTACCAACTGTTAGATTTATCAAGTTCACTGGGCGTAGAGAGAGCATTAAATGAGTATAAAGAATTTTCAACAAATAAAGTAAAAAATGAAAATATATTTAGTCGGAAAAAAACTTTTACTATAGAAGGTAAAGATGTAAAGGGTTATCTTATTGCTAATTCAGATAGCTTAATAGTTTTGTATTTGCCTTCAATAAATAAAATCTCAGAGCAATTAAAAATTGTTCCATTAAAATCTATTGGTAATATAAAATCGCGTATTACAAAAAAATCTATTTGACAGCTAGCACAATCACTCGTTTTAGAGATTGTTTTTTATGCTCAGATGTGACTTTAGGGACTGCGTTGTATTGGTTTAATCAGTGAAAGAGAGGTTTCGTGTGGTGGACTTACCTAGCGAAGATGATTTGTAGTCACTTATTTGGTACAAAAGGTTCGGTACTTTCTGTATTTCAATTAACTATAAGAAAAGTTATGGCAAAAGAAAAGAAGCAAGAGTTAGGTATTAAAAGGTTATCACCACCTAAGGATTTCTGCTTAAAAACACAACCACAACTATCTATTAGATATTTTGGTGTAGTAGAGAGCTGTTTTAGAGAAGGTTATAATGTATTGTATGATTTAGCTGAAATAGAGAATATCTCAGAGGAAACAGTAGCTGTCATAATAGCTCAGATTAAAGACTCTAATATTCATATGGGAAGGATTAAACAAATAAGCTTCCCAAATCGTGAGGACTTAAAATCCAAATTACACCAATGGGGTATAGAAAAAAAAGTACATAAGCATTTAAGTGAGCATGACACCATGAATATACCAATCTTTAAGGTGCAGAATAAACTAGTAGCAAGTGTAGAGGCTAAAAATATAGTTATATGGGCTAGCAATATTTTATATGGTCAGGTTAGGAAGATAAAAGAATTATATGAAATCCTAATAGAGCTGATGGCTAACACCAATAATCATGCATCCTCAAGTAACGATCCCCTTCATCCATGGTTTTTTTTAGCCTTTTATAATAGTGATAATCAAAGTATAAAATTTATTTTTATAGACTTAGGTGTTGGGTTATTTGAAAGCCTTCCTGTTAAGCAGTATTTGAATAAACATCCAGTTTTATTTAGTGAGTTGAGAAGTACTTTGTATAAAAGGGGGGCTGAGTTGACTAAAATTTATTCTGAGCTGGCTGCCGGTATGATAACATCTCGTACAGGTCTAAAAAATAGGGGTAGAGGGATGCCTTTAATTAATAAACATGCACAATGTGGCATTTTTAATTCCTTTACTATAATCAGTAATGATGGGTTTGTTGATGCAAAAAACAATAAAGTATCAGTTATGAATGAAAATTTTAAAGGAACACTTTTTAGCTTTGAAATTCAGAGTGAGGTCTCTTGACTATAACAATTAATATTGCTAATGATTTTAGTGATGCTCCGGGAGCAAGGTACAGGAAAGATGGTCCTTTTTCCGGTGAGCAATTTTTTAGTGATTTTTTGGACAAGCAGTTTGAGGATGTTAGAAACAATAAGTCCAAACTTATAATAGAATTAGATGGGACTTGGGGGTATGCAACATCATTTCTTTCGGAGGCATTTGGTTTGTTATCAGATAAATATGGAAGTGAAGAGGTATTTGAAATTATTGTATTAACCTCAGATGAAGATCCGGAACTAATTGAATATATTGAAAAAATTATTAAAAACCCTCGTGTGAAATGAAAAAAATACTTTTTTTTTGCGTTACTGTATTAATAGGGTTTTATTTTGGGGTTTTAACTAAT